AACATGGCTTGGCGATCGGTTCGAAAAAAGACTTTTTTTGGGTTGAAAGTCTTGACGACCGTATCTGGTGTTTGCTTTTGTCCAAATCTGCAATAGATTTTGCAAACAGCCTTAATCTTGAAAAAGAGGCTGTTGAGGGCGGCGCGTATTTAATTTATTTTAGCGGCTAACTCAAAGCCTGACGAATTGCCCCGCGAATAGCGGGAATTTACGGAAGGCGACAGTTATAAATTTTCTCACTTATGACCGACACATCCACCAAAGCAAAGTCCCAACTTGCCGCGATCCTCGCACACCTGCAAGAACACGGGCAAATTGACCTCCCGACCGCACGAACGCTGTTCGGCTGCGAAGCGTTGCGCTCTAGAATTGCAGACTTGCGAAAGCAGGAAATTGCGATTGAAACGCGGTATGTGGAGTTTACTTCAAAGTTCGGGCATCCGGGCAGGTATGCTGTTTACCACCTGGAAGGGTTTGAAAAAAAATTGATTGAAAAATCCTTGCTTTTTCAGGATTAGGATTTATCTTTGTATCGCCGAATGAGGCCGCCGGGGTGGAAGCCGGCGTATCAATATCGCTCGAACAGGAGCAAAAAATACTTTTTCACATTGCCCTTTGCAGTGTGTGCGGGAGTCGGGCTGTTCACCGACGCTGGTTGATTCCAACAACCCTCGCACACATTTCAAAGGGTTTTTTTATGCCAAAAAATGATAAGTAAATACTGCTATCATGTAATCGCTTTTTGTGAAAAAGACGAATCCGGGGCTTGGAAAGTCGAAGGCATTCAGGCAGAAAATACGCCATTATTAGAGATTGAACTACTTGACGCCATAATTGACGCCTGTAAGAAAGATAAAAAGAGGTATCCAACAAATGAAATAAGGGAGGCATTTATGGCAAAATGGGAAAAAGAAGATGAGCAAAAGGAAATGGATCGGCAAAGACTTGAAAGGGAGCAACGCGCTGCAAATGGGAAAAAAGAAAAGCCAAAAGATTGTCACATTTATTTTATCAAAGACCAAATTCGAGGATATTTTAAGATTGGGCAATCAAAAAATTACAAAACCAGATTTGACACTTTAAAAACCGCTAATCCGTGCATTGAATTGGTTTTGGCTTGCTCTGGTATTTTTGAAGATGAAAAGTGGTTTCATAATTATTTTACCCAAAGCGGGAAACACATTGGCGGCGAATGGTTTGAACTTGACAGCGAAGACATGAATTTTGTTTTGTCGATATTAGAAAAGCATAATCGTAAAATCATCTACCAAAAAGCAGCCTGACAATGAATAACTCTCGTGATTTCAAAGGCGTTTGGATACCAAAAGAAATTTGGTTAAACCCGGACTTGTTACCTCTCGAAAAACTTTTTCTGGCCGAAATAGACAGCCTTGACAATGACGAGGCAAAAGGGTGTTTTGCCTCAAATGAGTATTTTGGGGAATTTTTCAGGATAACAGAGGGTAGCGCGGCAAACGTAATTTCAGGGCTTAAAAAGCGCGGATATGTATTTCAGGTGTTTTTTGACGGACGCAATCGCGGGTTAAGAGTTCACCCGAACGTGAAAGCAGGTTTCATGCCAGACGGTAGCAGGTTTCATTTAGAAATGAAGGCAGGGTTAACCCATAGGGGAAAGCAGGTTTCACGAAAAGGTGAACATAATAATACAGTTTATAACAAAGTAAATAACAAGGAAGAAGAAGAAAACGCTGCGCTTTCCTCAACTTCCAACCCCGAACCCTTTGCCTTAGAAGCCGAAAAACAAAATCCTATCCCCCCTGTCGCGCCCTCCCCCCTTTCCATTGAACTACACGACCCTGAAACGCCGGGCGTTACCATTTACGACCATATCCCGCACAAAGGATACCCGACCACAGAGCCGGTAGGAGAATGGCAGCGGGTGAACGTTCCGCAAGAAATCGAGGCCTTGAAAACGGATACCGTTATGCGCTTGACATTCACCATGTCCCGGAAAATACCTTCCGCGAACTATACCGAATACCTCGACGCCTTTTTAATTGACGTGCAAGGCCGGGGTGAAACGTACACGACGGCAAAGCAATTGAAAAGCCATTTCCTAAATTGGAGCGGGAGGCGGTTTGAAATTCAATGCCGGGAAGCCAAAGAATCCAAACCAGCAACGCCAACCGGCCAACCGGCAAAAATCCGCCAATTATGAAAAGCAAACAGGTAGATTTTTGGATTTCGATAATGCGACAGCACGAACAAGAAACGGTAGGGTTTTCGGCTGACCTTTCGGCTATGCAGCCGGACGAACTGCAAAACCTAAAAACGGTAAACCGTGAAACGCTGGAATTTGCGCCGGGAATGTTCCGACTTATTGCCCCGAAGGATCACCCAAAACTACGCCGGGCAATCGCCTACCTCACCGATCTGCATGAACGCCAACAAACGGCGCTAGCCAACCAGGCGCAAGCGTGGAACGCCGAACGCCGGGCCATTGCTGAACAAATAAAAGCCGCAAGCAATGGGGGTATATAACGAACCGAAATCGCCCACCGCCGGGAAACTTGGCATATGGGCGCAATACGACAACGCGCTGGAAACGCTGGCTTGTCGCTGCATTGCCGAGCCGTACAATTTCTACCGGCTGGACAGCGAAATCAGCCCGGCCATGTTGGGCGAAACGTTCGCCGGGAAGGTGATTGCCGTCTGCCATGCGCAATACCGCACAGACCGAAAATACAGTGCGCACACGGTAGCGCCGGTTGTCGGAACTGAAACGGAAACCCTTACCCGTATGGCGCAAAAGGACGCGGAAATATCGCTTCTGGATGCCTTTGATTTTTTCCGAACGATATACGGGCAGTTTATCGAAGTGCAAATAGCAGACTTCGTGTCCGGGTGGATCATGCAAGGCAAAACAAGCGAGGAAATACAGGTGCTTTCGTCGAATTACCGGCGCGAAAAAGGCGCGGTGGCGCGGGCTGTCGGCACGGATGGTGTGCAGGAATTTGAGGCGCAATTACTCGCCGCCCTGGATGGCAAGGTATACGAATACCCGGTTAAGCCGCATTTGAGAAAAATGCGCGACCTGACGCCGGATTATCCACCAGGATCGTATATCGTTGTGGCGGCACTGTCCGGCATTGGAAAATCGTATTACGGACTGAACACTATCCAATACAATGCGCTGAACGGTGTTCCTTCTTGCTACGTTAACCTTGAAATGTCACCTGATATGGTGCAAAAACGCCTATGGCAAATGACAGCGGGTGAATTTTTCCGGCGCGACCTTCGGAGTAGTGAAACTGTGAATCTTGCCCGGCTCGAAGCATGGGAAAGCGTCAAGAAGATGGGCGTACGGTCGGTGAATCCCGGCAGGACGTTGCCCGCTGTGCTGTCGGCTATCAGGCACGATTGGAATGAACGAGGCATACAGTTTGCCCTAATCGACTACGCACAACTCATCAATGTTCCCGGCTACCGGGGTGCAAGAAACTACGAACTGGGTGAGGTATCGGCTGAATTTCGGGCGCTTGCCCTTGAATTGAAAATACCGATCATGGTTTTAGCCCAATTGAAGCAGGAGGTAATGAAATACGCAGACCGGCGCGGCGGGTTGTACGACATTAAGGATTGCGCCAACTTTGCGCAAGACGCTGAATTTGTACACATCCTGCACCGGCCAAACGAGGTTTTAAAGGAAGGGGAAATCAGCGAATTTGAGGACGACGACGCAGACGTGACCAACGTAAAAGGCCGGGATACAGGCAAGGCACAGGCAAAGTGCAAGTTTGACCCGGTAAAAGGGTTTTACGACGCAGACGAATTTGCCGGGCAATTTCCGGTTATAAGTAGCACGGCGCTGCCAGCCGGGGCCGGTCGTTCAGAGGATGTACCGTTTTAAAATTAAATTTAAGAGATATGAAAGTGCTAAATCTATATGCCGGTTTAGGCGGCAACCGGAAAAAATGGCAAAATTGCCATGTTACAGCCGTTGAATTGGAGCCAAAAATTGCCGCTGTTTATCAAGCGCAATTCCCTAACGATACGGTAATTGTTTCCGATGCTCACCAATACCTGAAAGATCATTTCAGAGAATTTGATTTTATTTGGAGTAGTCCGCCATGTCAAAAGCACTCAAAAATGATGAAGGCAACGCGGCACGACGTAGCGGATTACATCGACCTGAAACTATATCAGGAAATAATTTTCCTGCAACACTTTTTCAAAGGGAAATGGGTAGTTGAAAATGTTGTACCGTATTACAAGCCGCTTATTTTGCCGACGCAGCGAATTGGGCGGCACCTGTTTTGGAGTAACTTCGATTTTATGGCATACGTCGTGCCGAATAAAAAAGGGTTTATCAAAAACGACAATTTAGCATCTGTTCAGGCGATGAAAGACTGGTTAGGCATTCAATACGACGGGAATATATACTATGGGGAAAATCATTCACCTGGGCAAGTGCTTCGGAATTGTGTTCATCCTGATTTGGGGCTTCACATTTTTAATTCAATACCGACATGACACCCGACCAACGAAAAATAATAGATTTCATCTACGCCAAAGGCACCGCAACAAAAGCGGAAATAGTGGCACTTGACGGCGGGCAATACTACTGCAACGCTGATAAATACATCGGCGACCGACTTTCGCGCATGGTGAACGCCGGAATGCTCGAAAGGGTAAAGCCGGTCGTGTTCAGGATCGGAAGCGGCAAAAAGCCGGGAAACGAGCCGGTTAATGAAAATCAGACAACACTCTTTTAATATGGAACATAATAACTTTTTTACTATCGTAATACCAAAGGGCAAGCGCGTAAATTTCAAAATGCTTGCAAAGGTGTACGGCTCTTTGCAAACTTACGACTACTCAAACACGGAAGTTGCTGCAACTTGTCGTATTTATTTAATTTGGGGAATAAACTAACATTTTACCTCACATGAAACCCACTACCCGCAAACCAGCCACCTCGCCATCCCCGCCGAACCTTTCCAAAATCGGGCAAGCGGTAAAAATGACCTTTGTCACCGCGATAAAGCGGGCAATGTCCTGCACGGATGCGGAAGCAGAAAAGGCTTTTTCCGAAATGGTCAGGAAAGGCGATGTGCAGGAGTGCGGAAACGCGGGGTTATTGAATGAAACAAAAAAATATATTGCAAAAGGTATTGCAAATAAATAAAACGCAATTATCTTTGTCACGTCGAACACGAGTTTACAAGAACTTTGCGGCCCTGCCCCGCCTCCTGATGTGTTCGACGACTTTTCTACCGGGGCGGGCTGCTTTTTTTAAAATGTCGAACACATGAATTATCAAGAACTTATTGAAGCAAAACGGCACCGGGCAAGCGATTACGGCATTGAGCCTAATTTCATGCCTGACGGCGTTTTTGACTTTCAGCGTTACGCCGCCGAATACGCTATCAAAAAAGGCCGTTGCGCCGTGTATTTTGATACCGGCATGGGAAAAACGCTTATTGAGTTGATTATTGCCGCGAACTACGTCCGGCACACCAATAAGCCCGTATTGATTGCTACCCCGCTTTCTGTTGCTTTCCAATTTTTGAAAGAGGCTGAAAAATTCCACATTGAAGATGTGGAGTATTCAAGAGAAGGCAAGTTTTCCGGCAAGATTATCATTTGCAATTACGAGCGCCTGCACTACTTCAACCCGGCCGACTTTGATTGTATGATTTGCGACGAAAGCAGTTGCGTTAAGGACTTCAAAAGCAAGACGTCCGAACACGTCAACGCATTTATGCGCAAGATAAAATACCGCTATCTCGCAACGGCTACCCCTTCACCGAACGACTACGTCGAACTTGGAACCAGTAGTGAGGCATTGGGGTACATGGGCTATCAGGATATGCTTACCAAGTTTTTTACCAACAACCAAGACACCATTTCCCCGATGGGCATAGGCGTTAAATGGCGGTTGAAAGGTCATGCGGAAGAAGCATTTTTTCAGTGGGTAAGCGGATGGAGCCTTTCGGCTCGGAAGCCTTCCGACCTCGGATTTAGCGACGAACGCCATGTTTTACCGGCGCTGTATGAAAACGACCACATAGTGACAAACGATGTTCCTCTGGTTGTAAACGGTCAATTTTCGATGTTCAACCAAGTAGCCCGAACCATGCCGGAAATACACGCAGAAAGAAAGGCGACAATTTCAAAGCGGGCAGAAAAAGCGGTAGAACTTGCAAGCCAACACGCGACGTCGGTATATTGGTGCAACCTGAACGAAGAAGCGGACACGGTTGAAAATTTGGATCCAAACGCCGTGCAAATTCACGGCGGCATGAGCCTTGAAAAGAAAGAGGAAATTTTGATTGCGTTTGCAGAAGGCCAGATCAAGAAACTTGTTACAAAGCCAAAAATTACGGCATGGGGTTTGAACTGGCAGCACTGCCCACACGCTGTAACTTTCCCCGGATTTTCTTTCGAGCAATACTACCAACTTGTCCGCAGGCACTACCGCTTCCCGATCACTGAACCTGTTACAATTGACCGCGTAATTTCAGATGGTCAAGTAAGGATTTTGCAGGCCATTGAGGCAAAGGCAAAGAAAGCGGACAATCTATTTTCAATGCTGAATATCAACCTGAATAAATCCTACACCCCAACCTCAAAAGAATTTGACAAACAAATCCAACTTCCAACATTTTTAAAATAGTCGAACACAATGACAAAAGAACAAGTTATCACCGACAAATACGCAATCTATTGCGGCGATTGCATGGCCGTTCTCCCGACGTTGCCAGCCGAAAGCGTTGACCTTTCCGTTTTTTCCCCGCCTTTTTTGGGCCTGTTTCATTACAGTTCATCCCCGCTTGACTTTTCCAACTGCGAAAGCCGGGAAGAAGCATTGATTCAGTACGAATTTTTAGTAAAGGAACTGTATCGGGTTTTGAAGCCTGGCAGTATTTGCGCCGTGCATTGCACCGACCTTATGAACAAGGACGGCAGCCAATACGACTACCCGCACGAAATCGAAGAAATCCACACGCGAAACGGCATGAAGCGCATGAACAAAATCACCGTGTGGAAAGAGCCTTTGAAGGTTCGTTTGCGCACGATGGTTCACAGCCTGATGCACAAAAACATCGTTGAAAATTCAACCGAATGTTTCACGGCAATGCCGGACTATATTCTGATTTTCAAGAAGGAAGGCGAACGCGACGTACCTGTTACGCATCCTTTTGGCCTTACCCATTATGCCGGGCTTCGTCCTTTTCTTCCTGAACACCTGTCAAAATATGGCTTGCCGCTTGGCGACTTTTTCCAGCAAGGCGAATTTGATGTGTGCTATGATCGGTATGTAAACGAATCATTCAAGGCTTTGCAAAAGCAATATGCCGGGTTTGATGGTGACCACAAACTGAACAAGTTATCACACATCATTTGGCAGCGTTACGCATCAAGCGTGTGGGATGACGTTCGGATTGACGAGGTTTTGCCGTTCCGCGATGCGCGGGAAGATGACGACGAAAAACACGTGCATCCTCTCCAGTTGGATGTTATCGACAGGATTGTCGAACTTTACACCAATCCGGGCGAAGTCGTTTTAACCCCGTTTATGGGTGTTGGCAGCGAAGTGTTCTCGCCCGTTTCAATGGGCCGTTTTGGCATCGGCGTTGAACTGAAAGACAGTTATTTTAAGCAGGCGATTGCAAACATGAAGGAAGCCGAAAAGCGCTTTGCAAAATCGCGCCCGCTTGAACTTTTCGACAATGTTGAACAAATTGAAACGATGTGATATGCCAGTCCAAAAAAAACCAGAAACCGCCAACCAGATCAAGCGCCCAACGTGCCTTATCGGCATAGACCCTGGCACACATACCGGCGTAGCAATCAAGGAAGGCGGGATGTTAAAGATTGTAGAAACCGGGAAAATTTGGTGGGCAATCAATTTGGTTCACGAATGGGCGGAATATCACGGGAAAGGAAACACGCTTGTCAGGATCGAGGATGCGCGAAAGCGTACATGGTTTGGCAACACCGGGACAGAAAAGTATAAAGGGGCCGGGAGCATTGCCCGCGATTGCGCGATTTGGGAAGAAACACTTACTGAATTAGGCATACCCTTTCAACTGGTTCACCCCAAAAACGTAAAAGCAACAACCGCAGACCATTTCAAGCGGATTACCGGATGGACTGGCAGAACGTCAATTCACGCAAGGGAAGCGGCTTGGATGGTGATTTAAAAAACTTTCTTCAAAATGGCTGCACTAAAACACTTTAACCCGCCCGCCCCGCGCATCCGCGCCGTCAAGCCAAAACCCCGCACCGTGAAACAGTGCCGGGAGGATTACGAACGGGCAAAGTTGCTTTGTGCGGCGGATGCGGGAGACGGGGAGGCGTTTTAACTTATTTTTTTACAGATAAAATCAACTAAAATGGCATTTAAAATTCACATGTGTCTCTTTGCTGACGAAGAATCGTTTTCTACATTATGCGGAATAGATGATGGATGTAGCGAAAAGTTTTATGAATGCTTTGGTAAATATGTCGTTTCATTTGGAAACGATAAAAAAACAACCTGCAAAAAGTGTTTAGCAAGGTTTAGCAAAATGCTTGCTAAACACGATTCAGAAGTTTCTGCGCTATCTATTCCCGAATAACTCCAAGCCTGCCGACTTGTCCTCAAATAGCAGCAATTTCCGGCACACCATTTGCCAACAAAAAAAATCCCCCCTATTTTTTCAAACCAAATTTTTCAAACAAATGAAAGTTTACATTTTCCTTATTTCCGTTTTTGCCGCTCTGGCAACGTCCTGCTCCAACGCATCCGGCCAAACGGGCCAAACCTTCACCGAAAACCGCTTCAATGTTCACGCTGAATTGATGGCCGAACCGATGCGCCAACACACGGCGCAAAACGTGGTTGTCGGCAACCAAGGTGTAACGGCCTGCTTCAATTCCTGCCAAACGCAAATCACGCTCAATTTTTGCGGGCAAGTGCTGATTGAAATGCCCGGCCAATCGCCGGACGTGTACGCAGCAAAAGTTTTCCAACTTGAAAACGGCGTTTGGACTGCTGAAATTCCCGGCGGGCAGTGGGTCACACTATATTCCGAAAGCGGCACGGTTCAAATGGATATTGACGGGCAGTTCCGCGCATTTTCGGCGCGGTAGTTGCGAGTGAAAGAAAAGTAATCGGTTAACAGTAGCCGCGTCGATGCAATGTCGATGCGGCTTTTTTTATTACAAGAAAAAATATTTGAAAAAAG